ATTCTGTCAGAGTCACCACTGCGGACAACACCTAACTCCTGAGGTCTAATCTTCTCAAAGGTAGGTTCTCCGCCAATAATGTCACACTGGTAGATTTCCTCTCCTACAGTATAAGCATCTACAAAGCCCTTGTTGTATTTCTGAGGAAATTCCAACTCTCTCATGTAGTGGTTCAGGAACATATTGCCCCTGATTTCCCTCTTGTCCTGATACTCATACTGAAAGTAGTCACTAAGCTTCTGAAGTTCGTTCTGATAGTCTTCTTCACTCTGGCTGGTATCCATTAGCATTTGCTGTAGTCTCATGACAACCTGACGGTTCTTCTCCTCCTCCATCTCACTAATGGCAGTAGGATTAGTTACAACCAGTCTTGGGTCAAACAGTCTTTCACTCTCCTCACCTCTCAGTACATTTAGCTTGGGGTTGATGACAGAGTAATGTTGTATGCTATTTGGAATAAAACTTGCATCCAGACCAAAAGGATTTACTGTAGCCTTCAGGTCACTCATGTGTATCTTGCCATTAATGAGGTCATAGTTAATCATCATGTTATACCATGACTTCCTGGCTCCATTGTGATGCATTAGGCTGTGCTCATCTCCAAAATCTACACACCTCTTACGCCATGCTTTATTCTTCTTGCTAAAAGGTAATTGCTGTGGAGGAAATCCTCCTATTGCGCTATATGCCATATCCTCTACTCTTTAGAATGTTAAACCCTTCTTTTTCTTGTTGAGCTTTCCTCCCTTTGCAGCATTCTTCACATGCTTTCTGCCAGTATAGCTGTCACCAAGATTGCCAAAGATACCATCAGCAGCCATGTCAGATATTCTATTCATGCGGTAGTTCTCAGTACCTAAGTCACCAATACCTTTGAACAGTCCTGCAACATTGCCATACAGACTATTGTACCAACCAGCATCTCCTGCCATTCTATCTCTTGCAGCCTGCATAGCAAGACCTGCTCTATACTGTCTATTTCTATTAAGAGCTTCAGCATTAAACTGACTATTCCTGTTATAAGCTTCAGCATTAAACTGGTCTGTACCCCTATTGAATGCTGCAACTCTTTCCCTCTTAGCATCATTATATTCAAGAGCCTTACGATACAAATCACCTGAAGCAAGCTGACTATTATAACCACTAGCAAGAAGTCCTGCCATTCTTGAAGGACTTGTAGAATTCATAATAGCCCTATCTGTAGCTCTGGCATTAGCATCCATTCTATTCTGCTCAAACCAAATATCCATAGGTCTGTAGGTAAGGTAGTTTCCTAAAGGCTTATAGTCTGCAAGATGGGCATTACCTATTCTTTCTACAGCAGCATCCAGTCTGCTATAGTCAGGTTTACCTATACCAAGAGCCTGCATACCCAATCCTACAGCAGGGCCAAATAGACCAGCATATCTTAACCACTCTGACCTATGTCTAGGAGAAGCCTCAGTTGTCTCTGAGGCTACAGTAGAGGCAGCGGCAGGGGCTTTTGCTCTGCCATGATAGATAACTGTATCTCCATTAGGAAGTACTTCTCTTCTAGTCTCTGCTCCTACTACATTAGGATCAAGTTCTCCCTCAATGTATCCATCATAGTCATCTCCATCCATAGCATGATGTATTCTGGCTTCTGGACTATCTACTGTTACAGTTTCCTCAGGAGCTGGGTCAGTCCAAGTAGGAGTATAATGATAGTATCCCCACTTTCCATCAGTACGAGCATCATTCCAATATTTCTTAGCTTTCTCTACATCTACTGCACTGCCATTAGGCATATACAAATGGTTTCCTCCTGCTCTAAGATCAAGTGTCTTTAAGTAATCTTGTACTTCAGGACTATCCCAGTTATCATTCACATACTGAGTCCACTTCTTGTAATTATCTTCAGCTTCTAAAGCATTTACCTCATCTTTAGTTCTCTTGATATTCCAAGGCAATCTTCCTGCACCTTTACTATTAGAGAAGGTTGAATCTGATTTGCTGAAAAGCTCTTTTAAACCACCCCAGTCAAATCTATTAACCTTTCCTCCTTCTGCCATCATAGGTGCTTCCTGACCAAGATTAGCCTGAGTACCATCAGCCTGCATAGCCTGTTGCTGTTGCATCATAGCAATCTCTTCAGGAGAAGGTTGCTGCATAGCTTGCTGTTCTGCTATAGCCTGTTCCTGTGCTGTCTGTTGAGCCATAGCTTCCTGCTGAGCTACATTTTGCATAACAGCAGTTTGCTCCTCTGGACTCAATGCTTCAAAAGCTGCCCTGGCTCTCTCTGCCTCCATCTCTGACTTCTGCCTTTCTTGCTGCTCTTCCAAGGTTTGCATCTGGGCTTCAAAGCCTGACCTTGATATAGGGTCGTTGGGTCTTTCTGCAATCTCCTTCTCCAGCTTCTTGGAAATGTCTGCAAAGGTAACATCCTTCTTTTTAGGCAGTTTAAACATCTGTTTAGTGGCATCATCAGCCAGTATTCTATTTGAGAAAACATAATCATTCCAAACAGTCTCTCCCTCCTCGACAAGGTTAGGAGTACCTTCATTATCTACACCCATCTGTACACCATCATTAGGATTCTCTTCATGTGAGCCTCCTGCATTAATGTGGGTTAGTCCTGTAGTAAAATCAGAACCGTGCATTTGAATATCCCCACCTAAAGCAAATAGAGGGCCACCAAAAGCAGCAAAATTTCTTGCAACCGACATATCTTGTAAAGTATCAATATTCTTAGCAGAAGAATTAAGATTGTGTATTGCACTCTTCCTTGCTTCCTCTTGTCTTCTCCTTAGTTCTTCTGCCTTATCACTTGCTGCACTTGAAAACCACCCATCCTCTCCTATATAATCATCATCAAAATCAAATCCCATACTTGTATTTCCCCAATTGCTAAGTAAGTCTTCTTGGGTAAGAGAATTACCCATTGCTTTAGAGGAATTATAAAGATTGTTAATATTGTTCTCAACTTTAGCAATATTTTCCTCATTCATTTTACTGCCAAACATCCTATTGGTTAAACCTCCAAGCAGTTGACTTCCAACTTCCACAATAGCACCTGCTACAGGATTAACTGCTCCAACAGCACTTCCTAGTTGACCACCAATATTTGAAATAGCACTACCAGCACTACTTTCTAACCCTCCACTAATGGCAGAATTAGCTAATCCTCCTATTATAGGAGCCCCAGCACTTAAAGCAGTCCCTCCTATACCACTCATTAGTCCAGACAGTCCTGCTCCTTTAGTAGCATTGCCTGTTGCATCATTACCTAAACCAAAAAACTCAGTAGGATTAGAAGCAGAAAGGCTACCTGTGCCACCCTTACCAAGAGAACCTAAACCCAGACTTGAAGTAGTTAGTTGAGGAGTCATATTTACACCCAATGAGGGCAACCCTCCTCCAGGATTAGTACTCATGTTTTGGAGTTTAAGCCTTTGCATCTGGTTTGAGTCCAGTTGTAGTCCAGAAAATAAGTTCTTTTCCTTCGGCATAAAAGCAGGTTGGTTCCATTTGTTGACTGTATATAATTTATTCTTTCTCATATACTACTATTTTTCTGCAAATTTACATCTTTAAAAGCACCATAGGAAACCAGTAAATTATTGCCTAATACCTTATTATTCTTTTATTAACAGGACTTCTTCTTTATCTGAATAATCCTTGTATCAAAACATTATAATTAAAGATTATGGCATTAAGTTGTAGTTATATTCCTCATAATAAAAATGGCAAAGAATTAAAGGGTTTCCAAATCTATAGACAGAATTAGCCCTTCCACCATTCACATAATTCAGGTAAATAGATAAATTCCTTGATGTTCTTGATACAGGTACTAAGTACTATAGCAAAGATTACAAATAACAATAAAGGGAGAACTTTATGCTCTCCCTTTATTTTATAAGTATGACAAAGCACTTAGTCAAAGTATGTCAATACAACATCATGAATCTCAGTTCTATTTAAATTAAATCTTGCTCCAGCGGGACTATGGAATAACTTTAAGTATAGCCAAGGATTCCTTATTCTATCCATAGGATGCCTTCCTGTTCTATATATTCCCTTTTTAGCATCTTCGATAAAATCTTCTGGAGCATTATCCCTAGGAATATCACATCTCCATATTCTGAATTTTCTTTTAAGAGAAGCCTCAGTGCTATCTATCCTATGGTGTGTTATAGCACTATGCCCACTTCTCAAATCAATGTCTGCTATACCATGCTGGTACTCATTCCATACCTCCAAATTGTTAAATGGAATAACTCCCACATCCCCAGGATTATTCATATCGGTATTAGCCCTAAACTCCAAGTTGGTAAATATCTTGTCTGCTTGGGGCTCAGGATTTCCCACAAGAGTCATCCAATATGGTTTATTCACTCCAAAGAAAGAGCCATAGCCCCCTGCTTGGTGTCTCCAAACATAACCATCGCCTCTTACCCACAAGCCAGCATCATCCAGATTGCAGAAATATGGAATACTTCCATAATTATAGAAACTGGTGAAGGTATTAAACTTTTCAGAGAAAGCCAAAGCCTTATCTTTATTAATAAACAGAACATCTTGATTCTGTCTGTCATAGTGGGCCACAAATGCAGATTTTGTATTCTCTTCAGACAATGAATTCCCAAATAAAGGATTCCACTTTACATCTCCCGATGGGATATTGTTTTTGCTCCAAGCATTAAACCCTCCTTGTTGAGAAATATTCTGAATACCTTCTCCTAGTCTGTAAATACCTTTTTCATTAGAATCCATAAAGTAGATACCTGATGGAGTACTAACCACTGACCACTTGTTAGAGCAACCTATAATATCGTTAATGTACCTCTTTCCATCCACCTTTCCAGAGTTAGCTATTTCAATAGGTACTCCATTTGCAGTACTTACTTGTACATTCTCATTATAGAGTATTTGAGCTATACCAGTATCTTGGAATGCAAATAACTTGTCATTAAATCTACATAACTTTGTTACTTCTCCTTTATCCCCATCCATTTCTAAAGTACTAGCTAATGTGATATTAGTCCACAAATCAACATCAGCCCCACTCTCTTTTGTCTTAGTAAAGGTTATCTGATTGGGGAATGAAAACTTCTCTCTGCTATCACTACCTGTTTGTTGTGAAGTAAAGAAATTGTCTTGCTGAGAATACACATCATTTATAAGATTGAAATTCTGTGGACTCATATTTGTGTTATCTACCTGCCCAATATTTCTATCATACCTGCCATCAATATTAACATGTGTCTCACACATGAAGCTAAGTATCTCAACATTTTGATTTGCATCTTCTGGTGTAAAGGCATAAGTTTTCAGACAATCATATCTTTGGTAGTAAGTGTCTCCAATAGTCCACTGCAAAACAGCGTTATTCTGTCCAGTTAAAGATATACTATCCCCACCAACACACCATTTATTACTTTCTACCGCTGTCTTTCCTGTACCCCCAAATCTATTTGTAACGTCTTTATATAACTCACCAAGCCAAAGCCAGTTATGAACATATTGAACCTTATCATTATATCTAAACATCTTACTCATATTAATAGATTCCTGATAGGGATAATAGTTTTCATCTCCCCATACTGTGACTCTGTAAGTTGGAAGATTTGGATTAAAGCCTGAGTAATGGGTGTATTTACCTACTGATACTTCAGGAGAGAAGTAGCCATACGGCATAATATAAAGCCATCCCTCAGCATTTTTAGAAGCATTTAAAGATAGTACCATGTGTGAAGTAGATTTGTACTTCATTGAAATGGCATTATCCTTAGTTACTACTGTGTTTATGTTTGCATAATAATTTATATCTGCAAAAGAGCTTTTTTGCTTTGGAAGCCTGTTATTAATAACCTCATCATTCTCTGTTAAATGAATTATTGAGTTTATATCTTCACGAACATAGCTCTCCATTCCTCTAGGTTCAAAATATTCAGTATTTGATGAAAACAACAAGTTTGCCATCTGTTTAGTATTTAAAACAGAATTAGCTTCATCGTCTGCTCTTGGATCATTTGATAGAGAGCCTTGTTTTTGCCAAGGACTTATATTATAGGTTGTTGATAAGGCTGCCTCTTTCCATTGATCATCATCCCAATAAACTTGCTTATCACCCCATATAGGATAAGTACTCATTCGCTGTCCTGCATACACAGAAATATTATTGTATGCTACATTACCTGGTACTTCTCCAAATCCAGGAGTCCTACCCTTTTTAGTTATATGATGTGAAGATACATTACTTGTAATAGGAATAGCACCAATTATTCTTAACTTTAATTTATCCGTACTATATGTTTGTACAGAAGTGTCAAAGTCAATATCGGGCGAATTTAAAGTAACAATGCTTTGATCTACAAAAAAGTCACAGCGAGAGTACCCATCTATATTATAATTCCAAAAATTTATAGGAGGTGTATATGGAGTAACATCAGTTAGCTCATCAGCATAGCCCGTATGGGGAAATGGGTTGCCTGTGAAATGCCTTGATGCGGGGTCTAAATGAATAAAAGCAACTCCTGTGCCAGTAGAAATAGAGGCGGTATCTGGCATATAGTCCTCTCCTCCCGTGTCATCCTCATCCTCACTACCAACATTTCCAAATGATATTGTATATATTTTATATCTTTTATATATTGGCTCATCAGGGTCTTCATCTGTTGGGTAATAGAATTGTATATTATAAGGGTCTGGAGCCTCTTCATTTATAGGTTTGGTATAATACAATTCTCCAATAGAAGTCACTTTCATATCTCTCCATATTCTACAGTCTGACCTATTTATGACTGTGTGTCCTACATTTCCCCAGTCATAATTATGTTGCGTTCTTGTGTAAGGATACGATAAGTACTCATTAATTGTGGTTTCTTTTTCTCCATCTTCATACCAATCTTCTGTACTAAGCAAAGCATAGATAACATTATTACCTTCTTGCTCTAATACAATTAATCCTGTAGTAGGTACTGCTTTATAAATTGTATCTACTAAGGTTCCATTGGTATCATTTTCAGCGTCTTCTAAAGTGGGATAAGACCAAATTCTCTCTTTATCAGTCTTTTGTAAGCCAACTAAATTGCTTGCACACTTTAGAATTATAATTCCTCTGTATACTAAAGCATGCTGCCCCTCAAAAAATGTATCTACTACAATTGTAGGTTCTTCATCTTGATACTGAGTAGTTTCTGAAGAAATTTCAATATTTAATTCTGAACGTTGTTGGACTCTATTGCTATTGGAAGAAGAACTTGAAATAATGGTTTTATTGTCATAAGACATATATGGTCTAAAGAACCAAGAAGCCTGTGCATAAGGAAAGCCTTCTGCCCTATCTGGAACATTAAATACAGTCGGATTAAGTACACCTTGACATAATACAGTCCTATCTTGTATATCTGGATAAACAATAACTGGACGAATACTAATAAAAATAGTATCAAAATTTGGAATCTTCTCTCTTAGTAATTCGAGATTAATACCTCCTTCAGCATAAGGTAAAAAGTAATTATCCTCATACATACTAGTATTGGGATAATGAGGATTTTCTATATCATCAATAAAAATAGGTTCAGACCATTCTCCTGTTTTCTTTTGTAATTGGAATCCTAACCTATAAGTTTCTCCACCTTTGAATGTTGTAATTTGCTCTTGGTTTTTGTCAAGCATAAATGTCTGAGTATAAGTACCAGAAGCATGTTTCATTTTAAGGTGTTTTACATTACCACGTTTAAAAGAAATTCCAAAACCGTGTGCATTAACTCTGTGGGCGTCATAATATTCCTGAATAGCAGATATATTAGAATTGGGCTGTGTAATATTTCCCAAGAAAAGAGTATTGTCTTTATCACACATGGTTAAAGCTGTGATTTCTTTACCACCAATAAACAGCAATTCATAAGGATCAATAGAAGAACCTGTGGTACCATTATCAGTATATTCTATGCTATCAGTTTCCCAATAAGTACTTATTGGACTGCCTATAGGGGTAATATACCACTTTTGCTCTAGATAGTTGTATATATACTTGAATTCAAACATATTATCTTGTCCTTCCATTTCAAGTATAATTGCACTATCCAAAGTATCATAAGTACCATTCCAACCAACAGCTAGTGCATAGAATGGCACACCAGCCTGCTGAGCCATTTCGTCAACAGCTGCTTTAAAATTCGCATTAAAATAAAACGAGGAATATAAGTCATCAATATAAGTGCTATCAGTGTAATCAGTATAAATTTTATCAGTTATCCATTTAAAATCCTGGTAGAATAAAACATCTATTATTCCATGCTCATCTACATTATAGAATATCAATTTAATAGGAGTCCTACTGTATGAATATCCTGTTTTAGACACTATTTTTGTAGTATCAAAATCTACATGATAGGGTCCATTAACTACATCTACGGTTCTAATCTTCTGTTCTTCTTTTATTGGCAAAGCATTGCTTGTACTTATATCTTCAGTTACAAGAGAGGTAGAGTGAATCAGAACAGGAATATCTACTATCAATTTAGCTTCTGGAACTGAATTAATAGAAGTACGATGTACTGAATAAACTCTAACACTATCAAAATTCTTATTGATGTCACTTATCTTAATACTAAAACTGTTAGATAGTTTATCTTCAGGACTAGCCCCCCTGTCATGATGTGTAATATAATAAAGGGGAGAAACATAAAATAAGTTACTTTGTTGTAAGTATTTATTATAGTATGTTAGACAATACTGTATAACTCCAGGAGCAAACAGTCCACCCCCTTCAATCTTTGAAATTGTTACTTTTTCTTGTTTTGTTAAAACCGGAACGAAATCAAAAGATGTATCTCCCCACCTTTCTCTAGAACTCTCAGAAGCTGCTATATTTATAAGTCTAGGCTGGTTTCTGCCATCAGTCCAATAAACTTTTTGAATGTAGTCTGCTTCATAACTACTAATAGTTTCTAATGGATGTCTCATCGAAAAGTTCAAGTTGCCACTATATAATTCAGTAAGAGCCATATATTCCTTAGTAGAATCAAACTCTAATTTGTATATATAATCGAACTTCTCTTCTTGTGATCTTTCTTCTCCCCTATTAAGCGTTGTAAATATAACAAGAGTATGGTTTATAACTGCTGTACCTATAGGAGTTCCCACTAGAAGAATGGGGTCATGGTCTTCATTGTTACTTAAAACAATTGCAGTTCCCTTCTCATTTACCCAACTTAGTGTCGTATTATTTTCATTGGTGGACAATCTGAGATTCATATTCTCAAAAGAGAACTCAGGATTGAATGCTGATACGCTCAAATCCTGATTCATTCCCTTTGTCTTAAAAAGCATTTGTTTCTTTGCCATAAGTATCTCTCCTACAATAATGTTAATGTTTTTTCAAATACTCTCTATCTCCCAAATGTTTGAACCCTTGGTCAAATTCTCGCATATTAGGTAAGATACTTGTAATATAGTTTGTAATACTTGCCATTTCAGACACACTGGGAATGGTGAATTCACTTTGTAACTGTCCAGCAAGCCAAGCATACTCCTGCTGTACATTCTGAAGAACTCCTGCTGCTAGCTTACCTTGGTCAAACTTAATAGTGAATACCTGCTTCTTAATATAAGCCTCTAGAGCAGCAAGATAGTTCTCATTGTCTATCAGAAGAGGAAATCCATCTTCATCCACAGGAATAGCTTTATAGGCTATTTTGACCTTTCCTTCAGGGAAAGAAGTAAATATAACTCTACCTTGAGTTTTGAAGGTAGGTTCACCATGTCCTGGAGCCTTGGGTGGAATATAAGGCGTGTGGAGATGGGGGGAGGAGGTGGTAAGTACTTCTGGGGTAAAACTGTCAGTCATACTCCTGAGACATATACCACTGCAATCATCCTTAACCTGTATGATACTAATAAGGTCACATGGCAGCAGGCCTCTATACTCATGAATTTCCACATCTGCCTCCTTGTCCTGATAGAGCTTTGGCATTCCAAAAATACCAATAAAGCGAATAGTATATCTTACCACTTGCTCAAGTGTTATATTACTAAGCATTGGATGGTCATGGAGATTATCCAAGACTCTCCTTATGTTGGTGTATTTTATCTCCTTTACCATAGTGTGTCTGTTATTCCGTTCTTAATATTCTTCTTAAGTTGCTGCTTGATTTTCTGGTTTAACTGAAACAAGTAGAACTGCTTGTTCTCATAAGTGGCCTTATCTTTAAGGTACTTCACATGATAGCGGTAGGGTGTCTCTTGTCTCATAATAATCTTCTGCTGGTAGGCTTCTGCATCTTTGTACCATAGTTTCCATGTCTCTCCCCAGTCTATAGGATAGGTATTCTTCAGCTTGCCATCTATTATTGATACTCCAACTGCATATTTACGAAGTTCTAAACTACCCATCTTTGAAGGGAATCTGACAGTATGCCCAAGAGCTATCTCATTTGCCAGGCGAAGATTAACTGCCCTAAGAATACTATAGAACTCATGCTCATTAACAGGTCTGGGAAGGTCAAACCAGTGATTCTTCCTAATGAGTCTCCATGCTTGCTTAACTCCCCAAGAGCCTGTGACTGTCACCTTGCGCTCCTTACTACTATGAGCTTTTCTGAATTCCTGCACTCCTTGTTCCATAACCATTAGCCTTTAGTTTGTTGTGGGGTGTCATCCTTAGCATTATTCTGCTCATCCTTCGGTTGATACTTGACTCCTAAAAGCTCTTTAACTACCAATTCAATAAGGGGTGGCACAAGATAGTCTCTGATTGGAAAGTCCATATCCAGTACATCACAGCTTGCCGATTCTCCACCGTCATTGCACAGTAAAGCAGCTGCATCATCTATATCTTCAAAAATAGCACTCATGCGCAGTTTCTTCAAATAGAGGAACTGTGGATTAGAACTATTTAGGTAAAGGTGCAGATCAGGGCCCAATGAGGTGTAGATAATATTTTGTAAATAAGGATTGGTACCCACATACCTCATTCTGTCTCTTGACACATAACTGATGTTAATACCTTGGAAGTAATCAATTGGATAGACTCTAGGCTGGCTGCCTTCCATTATCTTAGGTATCTTCTGAGCAGTACGAAGATAATATCCTCCTGTACAAGGCTCTCCATCAATGGCAGGAACCTTTTCCAAGTCAAGGCATATCTGCTGGTATTCAAATTCAGAGGCAATTTCCTGAGAACCTTTCTCTTTGTCCTGCTCTCTCTTAATGAGCAAAGAGCGATACTTCTTACAGAGGAAGATAACATGCTCTTCGGTTATATAACTGTCATCTGAATGAATTTTCAGCTCATCGAGTATTTGGTATATAAGTTCTTTTACTAACATACTTATTAATATTTATGGCTCAAAGATACAACAAATAATCGCACCTCTGAGCCACATTAAGAATACTATTTACCTTGTTAAGGACGATTGTTATTCCTCCTCATTCTCTATAATCATAATGTCTGAATCAGGATTATCCTGACCATCCATACTATGTATTACTTTTAATACAGGCTCATTCTCAAGGTTCTTGAGACGCTGTGCCATCTCAGTGGTTTCTCCTAAATGTAATTTTCCCATCTTTAAATAATCTGGATAAGGTATTAAACAACTACTGCCCCAAAGACAGTCCAAAGCTCTCTCTATAAGATGATAGTCATCCCTGCTCAGTAAGCCTCTATAGTCCTTCAATGTGAAATCTCTGTAGAATATCAGCAGCAAGAGCTTTTGGGTATGAGTAGTGGCTACATACCCTGTCTGCTCCAATACATGATAATACTTACTGAGAGAATCGTAGATTATTTTATCCATGACAGCCACAAGGTTTACTGATTATACCAGAGTTCTTGTCATATACACCATAAGAATGTCCCTCAGCATCCATGCCAAAGAGCATATTATAGTACTTGATAGCAGGAATATAGTGTTCTGTCTCTACACTGGCCTTGAAAGCATTCCACAGTAGGATGAAATCTGTAAATTCTACAGGCAGCTTACAGTCATCAGCCAACTGCTTAGTATAGCCCATTACACGCTGATAAAGCAGATTCTCATCAAAGGTAACACCCAGCACATACCTGCCTACATGAGCATAGCACTCACAGCCTTCAGGTACTGTATTACAGCCTACATAGACGAAGAATAAATCCTTTGAAAAGCTTGTCTTGTTATAGGCAAGATTCTCATCACTGATGTTGATACACTCATGAATCTCAAGGATATCATCATAAGTCTTATGGTAGATATTACCATTACTCTCAGGATCAATGGTCAAAGTCTCATATACCTGACTTCCTAAGCAGATATAAAGAGATTGTATAGTAACACCACTAAAGCACTCTGCCTTACTAACATGAGCATCTATCAGCAGTTGCTTACCATCATCTGATATTCTTAATTGGTCGAATATAACGCTCATAGCCAACCTCCTTTCTTTAGTTTATCTCAATTTTAATATTGTTTCCGTAGAAATTAATACTCTTAGAGAGATAGTAGGTTACACCATCAATAGTTACTGTATCTGTGGTAACAGGAACTAAGTAGTTACTCATACTAAGTATAGGAAGTCTGTCTGAACTACAAACAGCATAGATATATCCCGAAGCACTATCAAATGAAATAGTTTCTCCTTTCTGAATATTCTCATGTAGATTGGCTGGCACTAACACATCGGTTATTTCCTCTCCCATACCAATGTAAACATTAGTATATGGCTCATTGACCTCCACATGCTCCAGAGGTAGTACCTCATCATCATCTGTAGTTGTTGAAGAGTTATCATCCATAACCTTCTGAGGCTTCCATTTACCATCAAAGACATAAAAGGCAAATCCTCCATTTACAGGCTTTGCCCACAGAACATTGTTTCTAGGAGGTTCCTCTTTGCCATACCATATAGAATGTAGCATACCCATAGATAATTCCTCCTATTTTATTACAGGCCTGCTATCTGTGCATCAACATAAGCCTTCAGGCCATAGAGAGTCATATTACTTGCAGCATCCGTAGGATCTCCTACCAGTTCTGTACCAACTGCATTAGCATAAGCTTTTGCTCCATTGATGGTATTTGCAGTAGGCTCATCCTGTACACTACCAATCAGCTCAGTTTTAGTATCTTCTACAGTATCATTTCCCTCAGAAGGTGTTCCACCATCATTAACTAGCTTCAACGGCTTCCAACCATTATCAAGTACATATAATGCGAAACCTCCATCTACAGGTTTTAACCAAGCAGCACCATTATTAACTGAAGGAGCACTATTACCAATATATAAATCTACCTTTTTCATACTATTATTTTTTATGTTTTGAAACTAAAATGGGGAAAGGGATTAGCAGTCCCTCTCCCCACATACATAATTAATTAAACTACTATCTACATACTATGACAGGGTTGCAATACTAAGACCCGTGGCAGAGTTAATAGCACCAATAAAGCTATTCAGAGCAGTCTTACCAGCAGAAGTAGCAGGAGCTACAACAGTAATTTCCTTCTCAGTACGACAGCTATTAACACCAGTGTCAGTAAATGCATAGTGCAGCTCAAGCAGATGGTACTGCTGAGTAGGATCTACAAGATACTGAGTCTTGATGACATTAGGCCATCCAACATTCCTGTACTGGTCTCCACGCTCACCCATGCAGAACCACTCAAGGTCTGCAATCTGCTGACCATTGCCAACTGCATTAGTACCAACTACTGCATTAGCCTTGGCAGGAGTAGCATCAGTAACAATACCCCAAACTACATCATCACCACCAGTATAGATAGTAGTGGGAACTACATCAAACTGAATCCTGCGGGCCTTCTTAGTACCCAACTCCCACTCCTGAGGAACTTCCTCAATTACAATAGCATCAGCAGTAGTTGCTGTAGTTGCATTAGGCTTCCAAGAGAACTTCAGATAGGGATTAGTAGTCTTGGTTGCACCAGGCTCACGGCTGAAAGCAGCATTGAGAGAGTTAACCATTGCCTTATAGAAGTCACTGGCAGTCATGCTAGCTGTAGCATGTACAGCAGCATCCTTGAAATACTGTGAGGCATCACCAGAAGAGAAGAAGTTCTTGAAGTTAATGCTCAACACATAGTCCTGACCACTGACAGGGGCACCACTGTTGACATTAGAATCAAGGGTAATTTCTACCTTCTTCATTACAATGACCTGGTCAGCAGCTGCAATAGCCTTTGCATAGCCAATGTTTACTACCTGAATAAAATCACTGGGAAGTACAGTCTTTGCACCCTTGTACTTAAACATAATCTCTTTGCCACGCAGGTCTTCAATCTGCGTAACTGCACCAATAGTACCTACAGCAGAAGCATCATTAACAGTAGCATTATAACCACTGATAACATACAGCTGATGTACCTGATTTACCGAAAAATTTGCCATATCTTTAAAACACTTTAAGTTAAACATTGCCTCTGGTCATGGCTAACCTTCAGCGTTAATTATTCTCTATTTATTATTCCAAACCGACAGAGCCATTGTTACAGCATTTTCCAGTATTGTCTGATGTAATGACTCATCCAATTCACATACTTTATTCTCGCTCAAAGGAGTGTTTTCACCATTAATGCTAAGACCGTCCTCTAGTTCTTCAAGGATAATTGGATAGGGCTTCTTCAGATACTTCAAGTAGTAGGAGGAGATTGGATATTTACATATAATCTCAACCTTGTTATCCTGCCAATCAAGCCTTAATGCCCTTCTATTATTGGCTCCCCTAAAAGGATTTTTTCTTATCTTATTGTACTCATCCTGTGTAACAGGAACTACTTGCAAGGAGTCTATGCCAGCACATGGTTTGCCTTCTCCAAGGATTACAGACTCATAGGTAATAAACCACAGCTTTTCAGGCAAGCTAAAGAACTGACTGTCTTTCTCCATTCCTTTGGGGCTACCACTTTCATTTGTAATTGGAGTTACCTCAGCATCCAGTATGAGATTAGACAAAGCTCTTTTTAGTTCTTCTGTCTCATCAAAACTTGTGTTAAAGGCATTTCTTCCTGTATATAACGACAAGCACAGTTGCTCTTGAGACTTAGTAAGAAATACAGACTTCTCATAATTATTCCATCCTGGAGCCTGATTAGAGGCTATATTGTTGCCATAGATGTCAAACCCAATTATAAACTCTTGTGCTGTCATTATTTTCCTTATTATAAGGAAGGGAGTTTCCTCCCTACCCTTGTGGTTATTCTATCCTTTTAATCTTGCCTCAAGACTGAACTTTAACTCCTGTCTCTTGGGATTGGTGATATATTTGGCTGCATTAGTCAGTGTACTGTCCTCACCATCATTACACATAGGAGCTCCATCATAATAATAGAAGTCATTTCTGCGAGTAACAATTCCTGCTTCTACAGCCCTCTTGATAAGAACCTTTGAAGGAAGCAGCTCATCCTTAATGGTAGAGAGGAACCTTCTTGGATCTTTCTCAATTTCATCCATTGTCTTTGCCTGAAGGAAGTCAAGTTTGGTCATGCTACCAACAGGACAGCCTGTAAGTATCTCAAGAATTGTGCGCAGTGTAGCTGAGTCTTCACAAATAGCACCATACTTGATGTAGCTCTGACGCTTGGCATCATTCTTACTGAGATTCATTTGAGTCTCTGCATCCTCATTGATAATCACATACTGATAAGTAGCTTTTGGCCTGCGCTCCAATTCCTGAAGACTTGGACAGATTCTATCCTTATTGGCCAACAACACCTTGTACTTGATGTAGTCAATGGGGTCAGAGAGGTCTAGATAATTATTCTGCTTGAATAGCTCGATTCTACCAATACCCTTGTCATTGGAGTCATCCCAGAAGTTATCTTCCTTATTGTAGATGCTTAGGGCTCCTGGCTTCAGACGCATAATATGCTCAAGATATGCCATCTCATTATCTGTAAGTACATTTACATACTGTCCAGAACGAAGCCTTGGTGTAACAAACACCTTCTTAGAACCTTCTGCCATACCACCACTCAGAATGTGATTCTTATTATGAACCAATGCATTTGGACTAGGTACGAACTTTACAATAACAGTTTCCTTTCTCAGGCAATTAACCAGCTCACCTGCTGGCTTTCTCTCTTCTTTTTGATAGTAGTCCTTTGGCTCAGGCTCTGTGACCTGCATCTGTGGAACTACTGTTGTTTGCTCTATTGGAGTGGTATCCAGTTTGATATTCTCCAAATTTGGCATCTCTTCTTCTACTCTCTTCTTATTTGCCATTTTTAACTTCTCCTTTTATTACTTTTGTTATCCTTTTCTTGTTTTAAAAAGATTGGCAGGAGAGGAACTTAATTCCTCTCACTGCCTTATCTCCTTGATTTTATCCCTGAAGAATATCGGGGATGAAGCTTACTGTCCTTGTAGGATCAAGTACACATACACCAGTGGTAGTGAACTTGTGGATGGTTGCACTATCCTCATCATGGCTCATCTGGTCATTACCCATCTGGCCAGTGAAGGGATTGCGGAAGCCCCATTCATAAGAGGTCATATCACCAGTCTGATCCTTTACACCAACCTTGAAGATATTGGGCTGGTCCATAGTGCCAATATCAAAGATGTCATACCTACGGCTCATTGCAGGACCACCCTGATACATAATCTTGTTACGTACAGGATCATCATACATTGGGTCTACGTCAATCTTCACATAAGCACCATTGGGAGCAACAAACTCTGTTACCTGAGGAACAGTCATCTTGTATGCACCCCCATTAGGATTCATCTTAGAGGTAGTCTTAGTCAGAATACCCAGAGCATTGGCATCATACTCATAGCTGATAGGACTCCAACCCGAACCCTCACGCAAAGCTGCCTCAGAGAACTGAATAGCACCCAGCTCACCAGTCTTAACCAAGAACCTACGCTCAGTGAAGTCAAGGTTTGCACGGCTGATGTTATACAGGCAGGTCATAAACCTCTTCAGCGAGAAGTTGTTGTAGAACTCAGTATTACCTGCTTCCATCTGCTGGAACAGACCAGCACCCATACGGATAACTTCACCACTCTTACCAATGTCAAGGTACTCGCCATTACCATTGCGATTAGAACGTGCAAATGCCAGAGCCTTGTTCTTAGCTGCATTCCACTGCTGCTCCAGAACCCACTGCTCATAGTGCATCCACATGTCATAGGTCTTCACAGTGTAGCGGCCATTAGTCTCTACCTCTACAGGAATACCAAAGGCAATCTTCTTGTTGATAAGAGCACCTGAAACCTTATGCTGCATACGAATAGAGGTGAACTCATTGCGCATAGCAACAGGGCTTGAGAAGGTGATGTCATCAACCTTGCGAGAGAACTCACGTTCAACAGGAGCAAAGTCCTTAGAGAACCTCTTACCAGGCTGAAGCTCACTAGCAGGCATACCCCCAATAACACTGCCCCAAAGCTGTACCTTGTAGCGAATGTTAGTACCCTCACGATAGCCATCACCAAGGATACGCAGAGGATAGATTTCATTCAGCTCACCTACAATCAGAGCTCCATCTGCAAACAAATCCTCATCGAAAATCACATAGAATGGCTCACCATTTGCACCTACATTGTCTGCATCAGCAGCAACTACAGTGCCATCTAAAGTCCTAGCCTCTACCAGAGGAAGGTTCTTAATCATTGAGCCAATAACAGGCCATGTGTACTCCTCATCACTGTCAAACTCCTTAGTGTGGAACTGTGACAAGAATGTGTCCAGAGTCTTACCCTTATGGAAAGCAAGCAACTGTACCATCAGATTGGTAGCCTGCTGTGGCTGCCTTAGGAAGATACCTCCAAGGTGATTCAGCTTACTGGTCTTTCCCCAGCTGTCAAACTCCAAACTTTGAAATTTACCTAATTTACCCATCTTTATTAAATGTTAGACATTAAAAAATTTATGTATCTTTTAGTGTCTAGAGAGCTAGTTTAAAACCTCCTTCAAGGAATGACTCAGGATCTGTCTTCCTACTGCCAACCAAATTCAGACTACCATCAGAACCTCTCCTTGTATTCTGGAGGGTCTGTTCAAACTCCCTTAGACCTTTCTTCATTTCTTTCTTAACCTCTGCCTTGGCAAAAGACTTAAAGTCCTTAAAACCATCAGTCAAAGTGAAGAAGAGACCTGCAAACTTGAGGAAATCACCTGGATGCTCCATTTCATACTTCTGGATAGCTGTCATGTACTGACCAGATTCAGGGTCTTTGTAGATGGGGCGGGATATACTGTCATAGGCTTTCTTGCGAATTTCCTTTGCAATCTCCATGTCACCCATCAAGTCCTTGTCTTCCATGATGCTTTGCTTAAGCTTTTCCTCCTGTTTTTGCCTGTCTGCCTTTAGCTTATCTGCCTGCTTCTGAGCATCCTTGAGCATATCATCATACTGTTTCTGAAAATGCTCTTTGTTACTCTGAAGGGCCTCCTTTGCATCTTCAATATCAGTACCTGCATCAATAATGCGCTGCACCAATTTCTCTGCCTGCGCTTGCTTATAGCCTTTATTGATGAAGTCCTGATAAAGAATC